TTAACATCACAGAGGATATTAAACATGACTTACCGATTCAGAGAGAGAAATCAGCTCTCCAACAACGTATATTCAGGTACCTATCGAAGGTGGCAAAAGACGTCTTGTACGTCTGCTCCGAATTGGAGCACGCTCGCCTCGCTTAGTGCACCTGAAGTTGTTGGAAAGTATGAATCTATTTCTGACGTCGTAGTGCCGCGTTTTCACGAGCGACGGCTTCGGGGAGAAGTCTTCTTCAACCCCTACGTCAAGACAACCCTCACGATTGATCCAGGTGTTTATGCTTCGGAAATACAAGCTAGTCAGACGAGCTTTGAATGTAGCTCGCCTAACTCTTATTTTCCTATAGCATCTTACACCAATATTGGACCTTTCTATGGGGGCCTTGGTAGTCTGGTCCCTCTCAGTTCTAGGAGCATTGCTTCTAGAATCACGAGTGACCTCTTATCTCCCCTCCTCACGGAGGTGTCTACTTCTGTCATGAATAAGCGTGGTCGTTCAGATTCTAATCTGTACGAATCACTGGCTGAGGCTAACAAACTCCTCGGTCTTTTACCATCGCTTCTTGGCAACGCTGCTAAAGTCATTTCTGCAAAGAAAGGACTCATGCACCGCGCCAGGAGTGCTGGTTCAGCTTATCTAGCATATCGCTACGGGCTTCAACCCGTTATGTCAGATGTAGAGAGTGTAGTTAAAGGTATAAACAAGAAACTAGGGAATGTCCGTGAAACGAAACGTGCTTCGGCTTCTGCTACTCAAGCTTTTGCTTGGTCGCGGAATGACCCTGGCCTCGGTGCGATCATGGATACTCGGAGCGACTTTACCCAGGTTGAGGAAATCTCAGCCCGTGCAATGTCTCTTGACGAGTTTTCGGCAACTTTATCTTCCAATATAGGTTTTACCTCTAAAGGACTGATTACGCTCCCTTGGGAGCTCTTGCCGTATTCCTTCGTAGTCGACTGGTTCGTCAATATTGGCGATTTCATCGGCTCGTTGGTCCCTGCTCTTGGATATACGCAACTCGGATCCTGCATCACTGTTAAGCATAGTATTAAACTGAGTCAGACAGTCTCTACGACTGGTCCTGCTTCAGGATACACTGTGCTTATGCCTGCCATTGGGTCCAAGACGGCTTCCTTCGTTACTACGACGAGGACCGTTGGGCTGGCTAGTCCGGGTGTAGTCATTAAGTCTGATTTCAAACTTGATAACATCACTCGGTCTCTTGATGCAATTTCCCTGGTTGTTCAGAAGCTTAAAACCTCCTGACACCAGTTTTCCACTCTTAATAAGGACTAACCTTATGTCTCTTACCATCAATGCAAAAACGTACACTGCCGACTCGTTCCAACGCGATAGCGTTGGTTATATCGGAGCTTCGAAGACCGTATCTGTGAAAGATGATGTTCGTCTTTCTCGTACGGCCCCCAAGCCTACCGATGTCTTTTCGGGTCTCGGTCGTACCAGTTGCAAAATCTCTCGCACACTGACCCTCACTGGTGCCAAGACCACGTCTTCCGACGCGATTCTTGAAATCAGTGTGGCCGTGCCTGTGGGCTATGCTGCAGCCGACGTTGATACCCTGCTTAACGATATGGGTAGTTTTCTTGCCAGCGCGTCCTTCAAGACGCATGTCAAGTCACAACAAGTTGCTTACTAAGCAACCATGTTGCGCTACCTTCTAGCCGTCGCTATTGTTTTAGCTTCGGTTTTCATCGTTTTGCGTGTGGCCCCAATACAGGACCACATTATCGACTTTGGAGGTTTTCATGAAGAAAACCGCTCGTCTGTCACTCGCGAGAAGCGAGAACAAGCGACTGCAGCGTTCAGCTTACCGCTCTTACAGAGCGCTGCTGGACACGTTGTTCGAGACCCACAATGAAGATAGGTTCAAGCCTCTTGCGGATGCTTTACGGCATCACCAGGTCGGCTTGGCCTATTCAATTGCTGATTCTTTGTCGGAACAGAAGTATTCCGATGCTTGGCAACATTTCCAAGCGAATCAGTTTGTCGCTCTTGTCAAAAAGTACCCCTTTCCCGATCAATATAATACTTTTGATCCTGAAAAGGAGGCTCTTGCCAAATTCTACAAAAGCGAAGAGGAAATATCCTTAACGAATAGTAGAATTGGGCGTTATAAAGATGGTTTTTATCCACTTTATAACCAGCAGATACAATCTATGATCGACTTTATTGCCTATACTTTAGGCCATGAAGTTCCTCTCGATAGTATCTACGACAATTGCGGCTTTGGTCCCGGGGCAAACGTTGGAGTTACAGGAAATGCTACCAGTATCCTCAGGAAACTTTCTGCGGAGCGCTGGACCTGTAGTCCTAAAGCCCTTCGTCACGCCTACGCTGCAATCCATCGCCACCCTCAGGTAAGAGAAGCTCTCTACCCTGGGCACTTTGGATTTAGCAGCGGGTCTGCGTCTCTTGACAGAGAAATCTTCAAGAAACGCGTACTAACGTGCGATTACAACAAAATTGCGTTCGTACCTAAAACTGTCAAAACCCACCGTGGTATTGCAGTTGAACCGTTACTCAACCTCTTTGTTCAGAAGGGGATTGATACCGTTATGCGTCAGCGTCTGCTGCGCGTCGGTATCGACCTTTCTGATCAATCGAGGAATCAGCGCATGGCCCGTGAGGGTTCGCTCTGTTTAGAGGATTACTTCTGTACTATAGATTTGTCTGCTGCTAGCGATAGCATCAGCACACGTCTCGTACAGTTGCTCCTCCCCCCTGCGTGGTATGACATAATGTCAGACACTCGCAGTGAACATTACCTTTTAGAAGGCACGCAAAGTGCTTATAAGAAGTTTTGTTCAATGGGGAACGGTTTCTGCTTCCCGCTGGAGACTCTCATCTTTTGTGCGGCCTGCCACGCTTGTGGTGCCGGTCGACCGGGTTTGGATTACTCGGTTTATGGCGACGATATAATCGTTAGGAAATCCGTTGCTGACAAGGTTGTTTCACTCTTGTCTTTTATCGGATTTAGCACAAATAAAGAAAAGACCTTCCTAGAAGGTCCTTTCCGAGAGTCTTGCGGCGCGGATAGCTTTGCTGGCAAGGACGTTCGTCCCTTCACGCTTGATTTCGCTCTCGATTCTGTCGAGTCCGTTTTCAAGTTTTTAAATCTGAGCACGCGGAACGAGTTTTCAGAAACGTTCTTCGCGCCGGTGAGGTCCAAGATTCTTGGACTCATCGATAGTCGACTCCACTTCTTCAGACCCCAGAAGGGGCCTGAAAATACTGGTATCGACACCTCAGACGAGCACTTGACGAGTCCGCTCTGCACTTACTTGCGTAATGGCAGTTGGAGTTGTCTTGAGCTCGCGTTACGTCCACGCCCCGATAAGGGGCTTGACGTACCGAGGGAGCAATATAACATTGCTCTCGTGATGGCGGCTTTGATTGGATCTGCATCCAATTTGCCGTTTGCCAGACGTCGTGAGACGGGTACGAAGATATGTCGAAAGACATATTGCGGGGCCACATCTTTGTGGCTTCCGCCACAGAGGGTGTAGGTACGCCCTCTGATGACTTGGTTCGTTTAACCCTTATGAGGTAAACGAATTCTAGTCTTGGG